CAGGTAAAGCACCGGGTCTTGCGCCTGGTCCAGGTAAAGCACCGGGTCTTGCGCCTGGTCCAGGTAAAGCACCGGGTCTTGCGGCTGGTCCAGGTAAAGCACCGGGTCTGCCGAATGCTGGAACAGGTGCAACAGATGTTGGTGTGCGACCAGATAGGAATGATGGTGTTCTATTCGCCATAGCAGCGTTGTATGCTGCTTCTTTTGCATCAATTACGTGTTGTGGTAAAGAGTGCTTTTGGTAATATTCAGTAATTTGTTCAGATGTAGTTTTTGTACTAGACATATATAATATAATATATAAAAAAACTATATATTTTTATATTTCAATTGCGGTTAATATACCTGTTGCAATCAAGACTAAATATATTGCTGTATATATTTTCGCTTTATTTGATTTAGGATATATTAACGCATCACCTAAACCACCGTGAATTGATGCATTATAATAAAATAATGATATGAATCTATTGTCAATTAAAATATTTTTATTTTTTTGAGGTAAATTAGCTAAATCATTATCATCCATCGTATAGTAAGTAATTATCGTCGATATAGTTAAAATTAATATAATAACTAAAAAGATAAATATGAAATGTTTTAAATTATATGATATTGTAAAGAACATTAAAAAAATTGATAAAATTATTTTAAAAATATAATACTATTATTTATAATGTCAGTTATAAATAGTACGAAAACAAACTTTGATATTACTTATAAGGTGGTGTACGAAGGTGTTTATCATTATAAGGTACCCGTTAGTATTAAATCGTATGACGGCGCACCTTATGGTAAGGGAGAAACAGTATATGTATGTGAAACTGGGTCTGGTTTTGGTTTTGGAATCTCAAAGGAAAACTGCTTTGAGCCTGGATATTATGACCGCGATAGTTGTAGACAACTAACAATTAAATAAAAAATTGATTAATTTAAACATTCTTTTATAATTATATTAATATAAATGACAACAGACCTTTATATTAATGGTAAAACAATTATCAAAAAATTATATCATATTTCCGATATCCATATACGGCGTTACGACAGACACGATGAATACAAAATCGTTTTTAATAATCTGTATGATTATCTTGAAAAGATATCTGATAATGCATCGTTAATCGTTATCACAGGTGATTTACTTCATAATAAGGATAATCTGACACCCGATTGTATTGTTATGGCATATGATTTCCTGACACAATTAAGTAAAATTCGCCCAGTGATTTTAATTCCTGGAAATCACGATTTTGTCGAAACAAATACCCATATTAAGGATTCTATTGGTGCCATTTTATCGGACCACGATATTCCCAATTTATATTATATTCGTGATAGTGGATTTTATCGATATTGTAATGTAGTATTTGGTGCAGTGTCTATTTTTGATAAAGTTGAGTTGGATGTTATAAATTACAAAAAAAAGAAGGGTGATATTATGGTAGGATTATATCACGGACCGGTTGGTAATACTGAAACAGCCGTTGGTATTATATTACAAGGTGATAAAAAACCAAGTGATTTTAAAGGATTTGATTATGTATTATTAGGTGATATCCACAAATATCAATACATTCAACCAACTATGGCATATGCATCATCATTAATCTCACAAAACTTTAGTGAAACGGATGAATATCACGGAGTTCTAGAATGGGATATAATTAATGGAAAAACAAAATATGTTATAATTGATAATCCATTTCGCTATATGGTATTTGATATTATAAATGGAGAAGTAATTTATAATAAAAAAACTATTAATAATACTATATATAATTTCCCATCTAATGCGCGTATTAGGCTAAATATAACAGGGACATCTATGAATGATGTTAATAGTATTAAAAAAAGTATTCGTAAAAGATATCCTAATGTGATTTTTTATGATAATATTATAACTGATAGCGTTGATAATAGTGTTATTGTGAAAAAAATAGATTATCTCCAAATGTTAGACCCATATATTGAAAAGCTAAATATAAATGAAAAAAAAGAATGTGCAAGATTATTTCAAAACGAAATGAATAATATTAATATGAATGTGGATAAATTATGTTTCCAGTGGGAGCTATTGGATTTACGATTCAGTAATATGTTTGCATATGGTGAGAATAATGTTATTGATTTTACTAAATTACCCTTTAACGAAATTGTTGGGTTATTTGCACCAAATTCTCACGGTAAATCTTCCTTGATTGATATTATATTATTGAGTTTATATGATAATTTCAGCAGGAATACTGACTCGCGGTATAGAACAATTCCCTCTTATATTGTTAATAATAATGCGACAACATTTGAAATGATTATTAGATTTAAACTAGGTAATGATATTTATACCATTGACAAGAGAGGTAAGGTTATTGGTAAGAATACCAGTAAAACGGGTAAGAGAATCGATTTTACTAATTATACATTTATTAAAAATAGTAATGGTGTAGAAGTTAATCTTACTAGGAAGGATAGATTTGAAACTCAAAAAGAAATAGATAATATAATTGGTTCATATAGTGATTTTTGTCTAACAACATTATTTTTACAAAATCGTGAGAAGAACTTTTATGATATGAGTCCAATGGAAAGAAAAACATTTTTATATAAATTACTTTGTTTGGACAAGTTTGAAACTATATCTGATGTTTTTAATGCGAAAGAAAAAGAAAGTAATATTAAAATGAAAAGTACATTGGAAGAATTAAAACAAATTGATATTGATACTATTAATAATAATATTTATGATTATAAAAAGAATATTAAGCAATATAATAAAAGTTTAATTAAAATGGGTAAAATGAAATCGGCTTATAATATGAAGCGTAAAAAGTATATGGGAAAATTAAACTGTAATACGGATGATATTAATATGAATTATACGGTGGAACATATACCAATTTTAAATGAAATGATAGATATGATTGATACGATTATCGACACCAATATTATTATTCCTAATATGAAAAATAATATACATTTACAATATAATAAACATATTATTGATATCCCTAAAGATATGATTATACTTGAATGGAAAATGCAACCAATTTATAGTACTATTTGTAGCGTTGATATAGAGAATATAACTAAATGCGCCAAATATATATATCCACTGTATGTAAAATATAAAGAAAATACAAAGATTATTAATGATTTGGATTATAAAATAAAATTACTTGAGCAACAAATTAAAAGTAATAGTATTAATATTAATTGTGATGTTTGTCTGAGCCGTAAAAGTAAGTATGATAAATTGGTGGCAGAGTATGATGGTTATAATCAACAAAAAAATAGTATAATAATGCCTGATACAGATACTATTTATAATATGGTTAAATTATATGGTTATGATGGGGATAATAAGATGGAGGATATTTATCATTATATCTGTATTACTTGTAGTAAATTTATGAGAATGAATGATAATAATGAATTATTTTTTAATGAGTTTATAAAGGATATTATGAATCATTATAGAAATACTAAAGAATATACTAATGTGGATATAAATAAATTGATTACGGCTAAAAATAAATTAATTAAAAATATTCAATTTATTGAGAATAATAAAGTATTAAGAATGATTGATAGGATTGAAAATAAATTAGAAAAAATAGAGAATAAAATGGTTATATATAATAGGGAACTAAATAAAATCACTTATAATCTGGCATTAGAAGAAAGCAGATTGAAACATTATGATGATATGAATAGTAATATCATAAATTATACCACTAATCATAATATTTATAATGCATTGAAGAAAGCGACTCATATTAATGGTATCCCTAGTATGATTATTTCTTCTCGCCTAAATGATATTAATACTAAAGTGAATGATATGATTGCACCTTTTATTGCCAAAAAAGTAAATGTCGTATTGGATGGTAATAATATATTAGTTCATATACTCGATAGTGCGGGGCATATTATTAATATCTTGGGTGGGATGGAAATGTTCATGATTAATATTGCATTTAAAATTGCATTGGCTGGGATATCAATTTTACCCAAAACAAAAATGTTAATTATTGACGAAGGTGTATCGGTATTAGATAAAAGCCATATTGAGAAATTTAATAATATTGCTCAATTTTTAAATTCAAATTATAATCATGTTATATTGATTTCACATATTGATGGATTAAAGGATCATATTACTCAATTTATAAATATTAATAAAATTAATGGGAAAAGTTATATAAATTATATATAATGGATGATAGATGGTTTACATCTTGGAGCATTGTTCATATTATTTTATATATTTTAATTGCTTTATTTATACCAAATAATTGGTGGTTTGCAATTATTATTAGCATAATATGGGAAATATATGAATATATTATGAGTCATATATTAGAAAATAATGATTTTTACGCAGAAGTAATGATAAATCGTATTTGTGATATAGGATTTAATTTAATTGGTTATTATATTGGAAGTGTTATATTTTCTATATTACATTAATGAATATGTGCGCGTCGTAAAAGGCAAGTGCGCACTTGCCTTTTAGCGAACAAAACTGGTCGCGATAAGTCAAAAGTGCAGACTGCACTTTTGAATTACGACAACCACATATTAATATTGATTTATCATCTTTTGATAATATAAATTATATTAATAAATTTGATAAAGAATATTATAAAGAAATTGACATTATTAAAAAACAAGCAACAGATGATATATTAAAAAAATTAACAAATGATAATAATAAAATAAATAACTATATAACCATTATTAAATCATTAGAATTGATTGATAATAATTTATTATTAAAAATTAATAAACAAAATAATAATATTGAATGTATATATGTTTATATTAAAAATTATACAATTAAATTATATGAAGATGATTTACATACTATTGGAATCATTATTATTAAACCATTATATATGAACGTTAAAATTAATCAATTATATGATATACTAAAAAATTGATATTTTTATATTTTGATATATGAATCACAATATAAAAATGGCTGATGAACAGTATGAAGATGCTTCTGATAAATTTAATTATGACGCACAACCTGACCCAGATGACCCTCACCGTCCTGAATTAGAAGATATTGGTAATATCATTGAAGAATCACAATCACATTATCTTATTGCAATTAAAAACATTAAAAATCTTGCATCTAATGTCAGTATTTGGAATGGCGTGTTAAAAGACGAAAATGGAATTGTGTGTAATCGACGTAAAAATGAAAATAAAATTAATGAAATTTATGAAGCTATTAAAAATAAATCACTTGCTAGCAGTATTATTTCGGCATCAGAGTTTAAAAGTAAAGATGGATTATCAAGACGAATTCTTTGTTGGGATGGTCAGCATCGGTTCTGGGCGCTGCGTAAATATTATAAAAATACTAATAATAACTATTTTGGGAACATTTATCTTCTTGTATATCGTCACGATACAAAAAGGCAAATGATGAGACGTTTTAAAAATATTAATAAAGGGACTTCTGCACAGGCTCAATACAGTTCAAATATCGTAAAAAATACAGTTGATGCAATCACTGGATGTATACTTAAAAAATTTCCTACTCTTGACCGACCTTCTGGTAAACCAAATAAGCCAAATTATAATATTAATAATGTTCATATAGATTTAACTAATATGTTAGATAATTTAGATAAAGAATATATCAATACAGATTTGATTCATAAATGTATTGATATGATTGATACTATTAATATGGAAATAAAAGAAAAATATGAAAATAAATATGTTCGTAGAGTAAAAGAAAGGTGGTTAATTAATGCAGAAATTGTAGACTGTTTCCTGTTTCTTGAATACGATTTTGTTGATATGCTTAAAAATAAAATTATATGCAATTAGAATACTTTTCTAATGTTTTATCTATACTGTCTATTGCAACACACGTGCACATAAATGTATTATTCATAGTTTTAACTTTAAGTTCAATTACTTTATTTAATATATCTTGTAATCTCGGAGCAATTAATATATTACCATCTACTTTTAATTTACCGCTCATAAATGCAATTATATGATTTAATTCACCTTCTGCCATTTTATATAAATCTTCATCTGATATTTTTATTAAACAATCAATTGTGTCAGTAGATGGTCCTGGATGAACTAAACCGTTATTACGTTTCAGATTAACTGTCCACACAGCACATATTTTATCATTTTTTAATATGTTAAACTGAAAAATAGCATTTATTTTTTCTTTCATTTCATCATTCATTATATATTTTATAGTATTAAAAAATTGCGTTGTTTGTAATCCTTGGTCAACATATTTACATAAATTACATTTTAACAGCAGCTGCGCCATATTATCTTTCGTTTCGTGTCTTTTATGAATATGTTTTAAATATAAATTATTATCTTTATATTTTTTATTACATATATAACAAATATATTGTGACATATATAATATATATTATATTTTTAAATTTTATTTTTTAAAAAATATAATGTGTTGGTTTACGCGTAGTAACAATTGCGCACACCACATATGTGTCACGGATGATTCGAATTTGACCAAACGAGCGCCCGAACATATGTGCGCGTCGTAATAGGCAAGTGTAATTCTTCGAATATACTTGCCTATAAGCGAACAAAACTGGTTATATTGCTACGCAATAGATAAATGAAAAGTGCCTAATTCCGGAGGAATAAACGCACTCTATTCGAAGAATATAATTACGACAACCACATATTATATAAAATTGGAAATAATAACGACATTCATAATTCGAACTTATATATCTATGGTATTTGTTATAAAATCATTTAATTTTTTAAAATTGATATCATTTTTTAATAACTCTGATGGTTTATTTTTTATTATTTCTAATATATTTTTTGGATGCGATACAAGCCAATCAAACACATTTGTTTCACCATTTAACTTACATCTTCTTAATGCAAGTGCTACATTACAATTAAATCCGAATGATACATAATTCATTATATATAAGTTATATTTTTATACTGTTATTTTATGTCGATTATTAAATAATAATAATTTAATTCTGTCCTTTGTATTATCATCATCTCCACGGTCCCGTATTAATTCCTCTATTTTATTTTTTACTGGTAATTCTAGCTCATTTTTATAGGCTAAATAATATTCTTCAATATCACAAACTCGGTAATCAATTAATTCTTCAACTAATTCATCTTTATCAACCATTTTGAATACTTTATTAATCGTATCATATAAATAAGCGTGTTTCGATCTACTATTTGTTATCGCAACATTCTTAAATTGTGGGAATTTATCATTGAAATGCACCATCTCAATCATATATGGGAGGGCATTTTCTTTTTTATTTAATATACTTATTTTTTCTGCTTTTGTTAAAACATCATTTATATTCTCGTGACCTAATGCCATTATATTTATGGTGTTATTTATGGTCCCAGTATTTATATTACCATTATTTATATTACCATTATTTATTTTTTGCAATGTTTTATAGTGCATCTTACAATTCTTATTTAATAATTCGTGTATCATTTGTTTTAAGTCGGCAATATCCTTTTCATATTTATCTATTAGAACATTATTTATTGGTTTACATTTTTTCATATGACGACTTTTACTTTGTCTATAAATGAATTCCTTCTCACAATATTCACAACTATATACTTTTTGTTTGGTATCATCTTCAAGGTTGACAGAAGGTTGACATTTGGCTAGTGAAGGTTGACAATGGGTTGACATTTGGCTATGATATCTCTTTTTATGATTACAAAAACTTGATTGACTTTTATAGTATTTATCACATGGTTCACAGTAAAATTTAGTGTCCATATATTAAGTATACTTATATATTTTTTTAAATGAAAAAAGTGAGTTTTTCACTCACTTTCACTCACTTTTTATTGAAAGTTGAGGGGGGGGAGTCAGACAAAGTCCCCATAGGAAAATGGATTTCTATAAAAATCTTTTTTAAATTCATAAATTTATAAAAATTTTATATATTTTTCAAAATATAAATTTAAACGAATCATAATATAATTATATTAATGTTAATCACTTTATGCGCATCACATATAACTTCTATGGATGATATCATAAGAATAAAAGAAATGATTGCAAGTCATGATAACCAAACATTAAGGACTAAATTATACATAAGTATTTCATACGAAAATGATTTACTTAAATATATCCAAGAATTAGCATCAGAAAATACTGTCCTCTATATAAGACATAATCCAACCACTCAATTTATGCATTATAAATTATTAGGTAATGACTTATTACCGATTTATAAAGATATTCACGTATTATTTACAGATGATGATGATATATTACATCCAAATCGCAATGCAATTTATGCCCAATATTTACATCATAAGATTATTAAAATTAATTCAATTAAAATATTATGTGATGAATTTGGTTTCAATAAAGAAAATATCACTAATTCAAATCCAGACGAATATGTTAATTTATGCATCAGATTAAATATCCTATGTAAAATATTAAATAATAAACCAGATAACGAATTAAATAAATGGCTTTGTGATGTAGAATTCAATATGTATGTATCTCATTATTATGAAATATATAGGCTACCTTTTCCAATTGGTCTATATTATTATCGTAAACATTTTATGAAAAGGTGTCGTCATATAAAAAATTGAATATTAATCATTTTAGTATATTAATCAATTAACAATGTCATTTCCCGAGTTTCAAGAGCTAAAGACGAAGAATGCGGTTAGGACGAATAGATATATTGACCAGTTAATGACTGACAAATATATTCCCGAACTGGCACAAACAATAACAAAAGAGAGAATAAATATTGGTAATGGAAAACCATTTTACGTATTTTGTGATGAGAAAGATGTAAATATTAACGAGAAATTGTGTAATAAGATGGGTGATTTTTTAAGGACACAAGGATATAGCTTTAATGCGACATACAATGTATCACTCCGAGGGAGTGATTATTGTTCATTTAAGTAATTGTGTGTATTACCCATTAAATAAAAATTGATAAATAATCAGTATAGTTATATTAATTTATTTATAATGTCGATTCCTACATATGATACATTAAAGAAAGAGTATATGGATGAGTTAATTTTTAATAATAGAATGGATGAATTAA